TATCTGTCATTACCTTGTAATACTCCATTATGTAGAACTCATAACCATTTAAGACATATTATCCGTTTTCCAATACCCATAATCCCTGTAAAAAGGAATCTGCTAAATCATCTTTCTTTGGATGTTTCAACATATATTCTCTATCTTTTTGTGTTGGAACCAATTCGGTCGCATGAATAATTCCTGTACTTTTTCGCCCTTTATATGTTTTTGTTGAATCTTGAATTGTGATCATATTTGTTAATTTATGAGAAGCAGAAACTCCTTTACACTTATATCCTTGGCATACAAACCACATATGAAGCATTGCTTGGACACATAGCATTCGTTTGTCCGGCTGTTGTTCAAACGCTATTAGGTCCGCATTATGCCATATGTCCTTTCTGGCTTCTAAACAGCGAGCTATTGGGTCCGCTAGATCCACTACAGAAACTGATTTTGAAGACTTTATACATCGTTTCCAATTATCAGTAGACCTTGATTTATACAATACATCAACCGCTTCTTTTTTTGTTTTAAATGTTTGTCCCGCAAGAATATTTAAATCAACAAGTGACTTTTTGTTTAAAGATGTTTTCGTAGGAGGTTTAGTTATTTTTGGTTTATGAATTGTACATGCAGTTGAGGTTCCATTTGTCCAATTTGCAGGTTTCTTACACTTAAAACATTTTATGTTAGCTTGTCCCGCGGATTCAGCCATTACATCTATCAAATCCCAATTCAAAATCCTGACATTTGAACGATGTGTTCCTTCTATCACACAAAAAGCTAAGTTCCGAAGTCCAACATCGAAAGAAACCAGCTTCATTATTCTTTAACATGTTCCACATATAAACGTTTAATTTTACCATCAATAACATGATATGTTATACATGTTAATACCGCATTCCCAAGATTATTAAATTCATATTCATTAGCTATCATTGTAGGATGGTTTTCCAAATATTCATACAAAGTGAACAAACTGTTGAACATCTTACCATCGGTTACTACATACACCTTATCATTCATCATTTTGAAGTATTAAACAAATATGTATAATGATTCCATTTTTAGTTTAAGCGGTTGCACGAAGTAACTGTAGGAGAACAGTTTTTGCATCTCGCTTTCCGTAAGGAATACCTTTCTTGGTTAGAAGCTCATGTAGTTCCTTCACGGTTTTGTGCTGGATATCATCAACATCATCTTCTGATGCAGAAGTTGCGGTTGGTGTAGGAGAAACACTTGGTTCATGAACGGGAAGAACTGCGGATTGAACAGCTTCGGTTGGGCCCTCGACAACTTCAACACGATCATCATCTTCTTCCTCAGATTCAGGTTCCTGTTCTTCAACTTGCTGTTGTTCTGTCAGCTTCGTCGCTACAACCAGTGCCAACGTCTGTAGTTGCTGTAGCAGGCGAGTCTGTTGCCAATATAAGTACCCGATAATGCCGGATACCACAAAAATTAATGATGATAGAACAACAATCGATACATATGTCAGGTCCATTTGATAGTGTATATGGAAGAAACGCTGAATCTTTAAACGAGACAATATAAACAGATATGACTGGTGGACTTATGCAACTCGTGGCGAAAGGCGCCCAAGACCAGCTCGTTAATGGAAATCCTTCATTCACACATTTTAAATCAGTTTATAAACGTCATACCGATTTTGCGATGGAACATTTTCGGCTATATTTCAAAACTACAAATATCAATCTTCCACAATCGGGATCTTTGACATTAAGAGCAAAAATAGAACGATATGCGCAATTACTACATGATTGTTACTTAAATGTTCAATTACCACCTATATTTTCACCAGTAGTTCCTGTGACATCACCTCCACCATCTGCTAATGCGAATTCATCTGCTATCGGATACGAATTCCAATGGATTGATAACATCGGGTATAATATGATTAATTATGTAGCAATTTTGATCAATGGTCAAGAAATTGTCCGTCATACTGGCGAATGGATGAAATTATATTCTTATTTGAAATTTGATGCTAACAAGCGAGCTATTCTTGATCAAATGGTTGGACATGTTTCTGAAATTACAGATCCTGCGAATGCTTATGACAGAATCAATCAATATCCTCATGCTATATCAACTTCAACTTCGTTATCTGAACCAAGTATTCAGGGAAGAACGTTAACAATTCCGCTTCATTTTTGGTTTTGTGAAACTATCGGAGCATCTCTTCCATTAATCGCATTACAGCATTCTGAATGTGAATTTGTGGTTGAATTGAAAAATATGTATCAACTTTTCACAGTTCGAGATGTACGTCAAACATCTTCTACGTATGGTAAACGAATTGCTCCAGATTCATCAGTTTCAACATTCCAAATTCCGCATTTCTTGTCACCACCAACATCTGCGGACCCAACTATTCCAACAAATGCAGGATTATCGCTTTGGAATTTAAATCCATTTATGGAATGTAATTATATCTTTTTAACTGATACAGAATTAGCAAACATTGCTAAAACAGATCATTCTTTTATCATCAATCAAGTTGATGTAGTAACAAAAGAAGGTCAGTATGGGCCAAGTAATGATATTGAAATGACAATGCGAAATCTATGTACTCGTGTGATTTGGACTTCTCAGCGAAATGATAGAGTAAATTTTAACGATTATGATAATTATACAAATTGGGAAGATCCGGAAAAACCACCGTTAGATAGTACGAATATGTTAAGTATGACACCTTGGTATTCATCAGGGAATGCGCAATCTACAAATATTTCAACAAGAGATATTTTGTTAGAATCCAGTGTTATTCTTGATGGTAAAGAACGATTTGGATATAAACAAACTCCATTTTTTAATCAGCTTCAGCATTATAGACATCATACTGGACGAACAACTGATTTAGCAGGAATTTATGCGTATTCATTCGCTTTAGACCACCATACAACCCAACCAAGCGGACAAATAAATGGATCACAGTTTAATAGAACTATTTTAAGAAATACATATGTGCAACCGCCATTCACAATTTCATCTACAAGTCCAACACAAGTATGTATTTTGAAATCAACAGCGAATAATCCAAATCCTACTGTTGTAAATCCATTAGCTGTTGGAACAAACGGAAAATTATTGTATTCGCCAAGTGATATTGTTACCGTTATTCGTAAAGCGGACGCAAATACATTTTCATATACATTTACAACTCGGGTGTATGTTGAATCCTACAACTTCTTACGAGTTCTGGGAGGCACCGCAAATGTCGTGTTCTCATCATAATAAGAATGAGCACTGGAATTTCAATTTCCAAGGCATTGTATGGAGTTGGATCTCAAACAGTTGATGTTTCGCGTGCTGTAACATCTCATATTCAAGATGGAAAATTAAACTTAGTTGTAAGCCCAGATGCTTTGAATGTTCAAGATCCAGCAGTTGGTCAGGTCAAAACGTTAACAATTAGCTATACAATTAACGGCGGATCCACAAATACAGTTTCGGAGAAAGATGGAAATTCTGTTAACATAAATGCACCTCCAGTTCGCGTAGCGGATGGATTGAAGATTGTAAAAGCGGAATATGGATATGTTGGTAACTTCACAGATGTTACAGATGCATTACAAAGCCAAATTTCAAATGGATCAATCAATATTACTGTAAGTCCTAAAACAGTAGGAATTCCAGACCCAAATCCTGCTAAACAAAAGACATTACAGGTTCAATATACAATTAATGGAGCATCATCAAATGAAAGCATTTTAGATGGGAAATCATTCAAAGTATCAGCTCCTGCTGTTACAGCTGTTGATAATAAAACACCATCACAACATGTGACATCCGCTATTGGAATTATATTCAAAAATTTAGCATATTTCTTTGGAATATATCTACATTCAATGTCTGTATTTTCAGCAATGGAATTCGGGAATGTATTTATATCTCCGCTTTTATTCGGAGGATTGGCATTCTTTATCCCATTTTTCTCATTTTGGCTACTTCCAATAATTGTGTTCTGGATACGGGTTTTTAGATCAGACAACCTGATTTAGATGGTTTAAACATATATATAGCAATGGAGATCGAAACATTGATTCAGCGTCCTATGTTTATTGATAAGAAAACCGTAGATAAATGGCAAGGATTTTGGAAACAATTGTGTGATATGGCATATTACCGAACAGGTATTGTAGAAAAAATGATTGTACTTCCAAAAGATAATAAGATCTTGCTCACTTCAAATTTTAAAAATGAGCAGGATATTTTGTTCGATACAATTTGGAAAACATATAGTTCAAATTTGGATGCACAACAAGTTCCAGAATTAAAAGAGCTGTATGTTCCTTGTGATTTATTTGTATGCCCCGGAGTTTGGGGATTTATGAATTATTGCTTTCCAAATTGTAAAATCACATTCTGGGAATAAACTTTAACAATCTTCAATATCCATACCTGAATCCAACCATTTTTGCACACGATTCGGATGCCACGCTTTCATTACCAATTCTTCCTTAAATACCGATGTGCGTTTCCATGATCTCCGCATCATTACACGTCGTGGGAATTCATATTTTGACATTGGATTTCTTGATAAGTCCTCATAACTCCATGGTTTATCCGGATTTGCTTT